ATCAGAGACTGGAACTCATTAAATGTGAACTTCAAGAAGTTGAAATGATTAATCTTCAGAGAGTAAATGATAGAATTGATCATAAACCCCAAAGTAATTCTATTAGTGGAGTACCTTCACTATCCAATGGTTATAATGTCCGTGGCGTGGGAAAGGACGCGGCGGATTCTTTAGCTGGAGCGTGTTTTGCTCTAATCAAAAATTCAGAGCAAGTTAAGCCACCAGCTAAAAATGTACTTGGAGCTATAGCTTCAGTTAATGGTGCTAGATCTGGTGGATATAATCCATTTGGATTTAAGAATTCACCTACTTCAATGAATATATCGGGATTCAATTACCCGTATAGAAGATAAACAAAATTTTATAAATTTATTTAAGGAGGCGCTTATGCTAATCTCAAAAACCGTTTGTCCAGCAGGATCCCTTCTCTACATTATCCCTACCGGATTACAAGTAGTTCTTCATTATAATGTTCGAGGTAATCTCTCTAACATTTATTTGGGATTTGATAAAAAAGTAGATCTCGGTGAGGAATTTATGAAATCTGTGCTTCGCAGAAATCTGGTACCTAATGCTGTACAAGCTAATAGTGGAGCTACCGAAATATATGGTGTATTTTATTCAGATATCCTTACTTGCGATAATGGAGTTCTTCCAGAATGTGAATATGATAATATTAAATCTGCTATCTTAATGGGAGACCCTGGTTATAATTTTTATGTCGGTAAAGTGGTTACAGGTACTGTAACATTGCTAACTTCTGCAGCTGTAATTACATGGTGTGCAGTCAATAACTTCAAACCTCTTACAAGCTGGTTAGTATCTGAAGATGTAGATGATAATGTCCTTATTCAAAGACTAAAGGATTTGGGATATTCATTCAGTCTTCCGCATATTGTCGGATACATTATTTATGAAGGTACTACAGAACCTTACTACTATTCTACGAATCTTAGAACTGCTAAGATTACTAAAGCTAAGAAATTTACCGAATCTAATGGGTATATTAAATATAGAGTATCTTACGGTGATGATAAAGAGATTATATTAAATTATCCTGACGCTGTAAATTTTAATCTCCAAGAAGGCTCCCAGGTACTCTTAGATAGATCTCATATTATTTGGAGTAGTACAGTAGCTTTTACAGAATCCAATAGATTATCTAGAAGAATTACTTGTGAGTTTTGTCATAAAATTTTGGATGTCCCAGAATTTGGTGTTATGAGCTGCTCAGATTCTTCTTGTACTTCATTACTCTATTCAAGAATTGAGCACTTCTGCTCTACTTTAGATCTTAAGATACCTTCATATACAGCTTACAAGAAGCTAGTTAAGGATAATGTAATTCAAATTCTTCCAGATATTTTACTTCTTCCTGAATATTCAGAAGTAACTATTGAGAAACACTTATGGCAAGTAATCAAAGCAGTTATCCCTGCTGAGATTGGTATATCTGATGAATGGTTGATTAAATTCTGCAATAAGTGTAATAATGACTATAGTACAGTTAAATACTACTTAGAAGGTCCGTTGAGAATTGCTACTGAATTAGATCTCGAAGTACCTATTAGATTTGGTAGGTGGTTAAGTGAATCTAAGAACTTGGTAGAATTAGATGCTATAGTTAATTCTTCACAGATCTCATATACAGATACTGGTTCATTGATAGGATTTGATGCTCCCTTGCTTTTCCTTCATAAAACTATCTATATTACCGGTGTATTTAAGCATGGTAATACTCAGGATATTATTACAATTCTTCAGAGTTATGGAGCTACTGTAGTCACAGATTTTGATGAATTTATTAATTATGTAGTTGTAGGCGATATCAAAGAAAATATTGATGGTGAAGCAATTCAAGGGGCTAGAGCTCTTAATATTCCAGTAGTAGACGAGAATTATTTCTTCTCCTATTATGGAATTGATCAAGATCTTGAAAACAACCTTGTATAAATTTAGGAGATTTAATATTTATGGCCAGTTGGTATGATAGACTTTTCGGAGATCCGAAAAAATTACAAAATAAAATTTCTAGATTAAGATCTGTAGTTGCGGGATCATTTTATCGAGCTTCAGATCTTAGAGGAAATGATGATATTAATAATATTAGAACTCAAATTCAGGTAATGCGAGCTCTATACAAAGATTCACAAGTAAGTACTGCAATTTCTTACTACGCGACAGATGCTACAACACCGAATACTTCCGGAGACATTATATGGGCTACCGCTGATGATCCAAAAGATCAAAAGATCGCCGATATAGTTAATGCATGCTTTAAGCGCTGGAAGGTGAATGAATATGCAAGAAGTCATATTGTAGAACTTCTTATTCAGGGTAACTTGTATATTCCTACTACAGATCTATATAAAGTAGCGGGAGTTAGACAGAGTAGAGAATTGGTAGCATTAGATAATAATACAATACCTGCTCCAGATTATGATATTGTTCCTTCATATATTATCCCTCCGGAGGATATAATCCATCTTTGGTATCAAGGTGAACCACAGGGATATATTTATCAATCTACAGATTCTAATATTTTGACTTCCAGCAATGACTCTGTGACTATAAATTATCCAGAATCTTCTGTAATACATTTTTCACTTGGCGGATTATTAGGTAAATATACTATTAATGGCCATACTGATGAAGGCGATATTACATACGATATTCAATTCGCTGAACCTATGTTTGGTCCCGCAGTACAACCTACTCAGACATTAAGTTTATTAGAAGATGCTTTACTTTTAGCATCTCTTACTCGAGCAGTTAAAATTGTTAATGTTGATTGTGGTAATTCTACAGAAGAACCTGAAATTAGGCAGAATTTACAGATGGTTAAAGATGCAATTGAGCAACAATTAGCCCTTAATACTTCTACAGGTTCTGCAGAAAGCTTCGTAAATCCTCAAAGTCCTAACAACTTAATTTATATTCCTAAAGTTAATGGGGCGGATGCTATATCATTTACAGATATACAAATAGCTAATACTACAGAAGGTGATAATGATCTTCTTAATCATTATCAAGATAAAAAATTATCTGTGCTCGGTGTACCGAAAGAAGCAATGAACTTCTCATCTGCTGAAGGTTTAGGTGGTGCAGGTGCAGTAATGTCGCAAAGATCTGCACTTTATGCAAATAGACTTGCAATGGTGGAAAATGCTTACATTAATGGCTGGGTTGATGCTATAGATAAATATTTTATTCAAAGAAATATGTCGGGCTTTGTAGGTAGGTACACTCTACATATGAACCCGATAATTACTAATATGGATCAGGTACTCTTTGAAAAGAGAGATGCTGCACTTGGTCAAGCATCACAAGCTATTGATCTTATGAAGCAAGTAGGTAATTTTAGCAATGACGATGCTAAAGCAATCCTTACAGAAATTCTTAGTACTGCATTCCCTCAAATGGGTTCAGATGTGAATAGTTGGGATGTAGATCTTTCTGCATCTGAGGAAGCAGGCGGAGGTATGATGTAATATGACAACTGATGAACTAGTAAATGAATTTTTCTCAGATCTCAAGAAATATAATCCTACAAATTTCAAAACTTTGTGGAAAGCTGATCTGTCTAAGAACACCGATGATCCTGTAGTTCTTAAAAGCTTTAGCTCTGTACTTACTAGATATTTAATATTTAAGGAAAAGCATCCTGAAATTCCTCGAGAAGAACATAATCTAATCTACTATAAACTCAAGTTAGATCTGATTGGTAAATTCTTTGAGCATTATCCTAATGCTTCAACAGACAACTTTATTGCTTTTCAGATAGAACTTAAATCATATCTAGCCGAACATCGAAATGTTATGGTAGATATAACTACTCCAGAGAAAGAAGCAGTATAAACTATGTCAAGCGCATTAAGATACAATATATCTAATTGGGATCAACTTAGTAAATGTCGCTCTAATAATAGTGCTGACTTATACATAACTGTTGATCATGTATTTAATGATAATAGATTGAATGGCACCATTATCCGGGTAACACACTCGGATTTTGGCGTTCTATTTGTCTGCACTGTTAATTCATCCGGTACTATATTAACTCCAGATCCTGAATCCGGAATAATCCCAGAGTTTACTACAGAACAGATACTCAAAGAATTAAATAAGTTTGGTTTTGATGTAACATTTAATCTTGAAGCCGGATTAAGTGGAGAGCAATTAGATTATCTTATGACATTAGATGCTCTTGATTTTGATAAGATCAGGACACTTGATGTATATACATATGACGGAATAGGTAATCGTGAATTTACTCAATACATAGTAGCATTTAATATTGAGAAATGTCCTAAATGGATAGATCAGAATTACAGTGTATCTGAAAAAGATTTCTTGTCTGCGCTTAATGGTGGCGGTGCTATGAATTTAACTTATATCAGTCAGACAAAGCAGTTTAACTGGTCTTGGTTAGATTATGTAGCTAATATAGAAGATATCATTAGAGATAACAGTTATATTGAGGTTGAATGATGACTCAGCATCTTATAGGTAATGATATACTCTTAATGAGAAAAAGGTACAACGAGGCTTTGCAAATGCAGGGCCAACCTGTGCAGTATCAATTCCCTAATCTTGTTAAACCTAATGAACAATCTGAAGCTGAAGTAGACAGCTATTCTGAACCTATAGATACTTATGTCTTTTTAGATGGCAATCCTAAAGTAAAGACATATAAAAGATATGGATTTGTAGCTGATAACGATGCTGATTTAGTTCCGCTTCTTCATTGCAGTTGGGATTTACCTAATGTTCAAAAAGATTCAATCTTTACTTATGCCGGATTATATTCAGGACTTGAACCAAGAAAATACCGTGTAATAGATATTACATATGATGCTATGTGCGCAGATCATCTTATATGTAAAGTAGTCCTTGTAGCTAATGGTCAGCCGATTGTCGGCAGGACAAAGAGAGAAATTGAACAGACATTTAGTACATCTAATCATTTCTTCAAACAGAATACTGATTATAGAGGTAACTACTATCGCGATGATCACAAAGGAGACAATTAAGTGATCTACTGTTATGATGAAGCAATTGTTAATGATATTAAGCGTACATTAGATCCTGAAGGTGGAGCT